GTATTTATTGCTGTTGCTGTTGCAATTGGAGCATACTTAAATTCTCCAGGGAAAGAGTATGTAAATGATTTTTCTTCTCCAGCAGTAATCGTTCCGCTACTTACTACACGAACATTTCCACCAATGACTCTGGCTTCGCTGCTTTTTATACTTTGTCTGCCAGCATTTGGAGTATCAATTGATGTATACTTATATGTTGATGGGGATATTGCAGAAGATAACTCGTTAACTACCTGGGCTAATTGAGAAATATATGTAACATCTAGTGGTTGCCCACGCTCAGGTAAAGGAATTTTTGCCATAATACTATTATACCACTAGGCTTGCTTGATCAGACTCAAACAAGGTAGCCTTGATAAATCTTTCTTTAGGAAATGTTGGAACTTGAACTGCAAATTGGACTGTATTATACCCTGCTGGAACTAGAATAGAGTATGAAAAGGTTTGGATAGAGGCAACATATACAAATGCATCGGCACCCCACTTAACGTATAGATCAAAATCAGACTTTAGGTTTGCTGGTGGAGTCCAAACAATATTAGCAACTTGCTTGTTTTCACTAATAACTACAGAGTGTGCAATCCAGGCCTCTGGTGGAGTTGTTTCTCTATTTATCTCAGGCTCAACATCTAGTTTATATTTTGGAGACCAGTGAGAAGTTCTGTTTCTATCTTCAGAAACTATTCTATATCTAACTAAATAGTTTTGTGACACTCCGCTAAACGCTGGAAGATCTTGTTTTTTAATTATTACCTTTTTTACTGTTGGATCTGACACTACAGAACATCCATCCCAAACCTAAACTCAATATGGTTTGTAGTATTTGCATTTTTAACAATTGGCTCTGAGTTAGTATTTTTAATTACTGAGTATCCAGACAAACCATAAACTGGATTAGAAGAAGTTGTATTCTCTAGTCTTAAAGCATCTAAACAAATATAGTAGTCATCAGATTCTGCTTCATCTTTAATTACTGTTGCGTAAACCTTTACCACGTCTACAACGCTCCATGTGAACCCAGTGCTCTTGTATAAATTTTCTAATTTTTTCTGTGACACAAAATATCTGTTTGTTGCAAAGTCAACTCCTACATCTGATTCTTTTAAAATTATTTCAAATCTTGCAGATTGGCCAGTTCCATGAACGTCAGACTCTGCAAACTCAACCATTATTCTAACCTCATCTGGCTGGATGCTCGACTCTCCGTCTTTATTGATTACTGAAAATGCTAATCTTAAATCATCAGTTGAAGCATTTTTATCAAAGTCTATTTCTTGACCAGTTAAATGAATATGTTTTGCATTTGATGGAACAACAATTCTTCCTGCTGAAACAGAAAGATTGCTTAAGTCTCCCCGAAGAACCATGATGTTGTTTAAAAATCTACATCTTTCATATCGTGAAGATCTTTCCTGGTTTGTAAAAATTCTGTTATCTGCGTTAGTTTGAAAGGCCTGACTTGTTGTACTTATAATATTATTTGGAGGAGTTGATCCTGAGTCTAACGGTGCATAAATTTGAGAGATAGACACAGCACTGGTTTCACCATGATATTCCCAGTTTTCTGTTTCGTTAAATGCATAAACTGTCTTGCTATCATATGCACCTGCAGTTGGGTTTGCTCCTGCAGACCACACGCCAACCTCTGTTATTTCATATCTTTCTGCTGTAGGTAACTCTGCTGTAAAAACAATTTTTGATTGACCATTTTCAGTAACGTATCCACGAGAGGTTATTGGTACACGAAACATTTCAAAGTCTAATGACTGCTTGCCTGAATAATCTCCAAGCACTCCATCTGAAGCAAGAGGTTTTGCTCCACAGCCAATGGCAATGTGGGAAGCGTAGGCGGGAGCCTGTCCAATAAGATATTTAGCCAAAATATTCTTACCTATATTAGTTATCATTGTTACACCTCTCCATATATTGTACCATTAAGTATCTCGCCACTGTCTAATATTTCTACATCTACCTGCTCATCAGGCTCAAGGGAAGAGACATTTATAACAAGATCCCCAGTAGTTGGGTCTATGTATACAGTCTCTCCGTTTGGACCTGTTCCAGAGTTTGGTAATTTTAACTCTAACTTAATAGGAAAGTTTTTAAAGTATGTATCTGAAGTGTTTTCTAAACTAATTATATTATTTGTATTATATTGAATATAAATATCTTTAAGGTTTCTTATAAGGCTATAGACTACATCTTGTCCATTAATGATGTCATTCCTTGAAATATTAATTAACTCTTGTCCCCCAATATTTTCAAAAACTAGGTCTGACATTATCTCTGGATCTAGTTCAGGGTTGCTAAGTGCAATTAGGGATGGGGTTGCAGGTTTTGTCGATGCCCTGAGTCCTAATTCCAAAATTGCTGCAGATTGATTTGCTACTGCATCTGTTGCCATTAAACTACCTCACTTAGAAATACTGTCATTGATGGACCACTTTGATCTTTTGAATACTCTATATTATACACAACAAACCGACTATCTTTTGGTGCAACCATATTGATTGAGTTATCAACATAATCTAAACTAACTATGTCTCCTAATTGAATCATAGGGTTTGCGAAAATCTTAACACCAACAGATTTTCTTGGCTTCATTATTTTATTAATAACCCAAGACATTAAATTTTCTGCAGCGTCATGGGATTGAATGTATGGAACTTCTAAACTAAAATCTTTTTTACCATAAGACATTCTGCTTGACTTTATGTCTTGATAATCTTTTTTAACTTTAAGTGGTGATATAACTAAATTTGATCCAATTAAATCTGGATTAGCAAGGTTGCTATTTTTTGAAAAATACTCATCAACTGTTAAATCTGTGTTTGACTCTTGAGTAAAAGTTATTCCCTGTATTCTTAAATAGTTTCCAGATGTTGCATCTAGATTTAATGTAGTATCGGTTGCATTAAAGATTAAAAACTCTGCTCCGTAAGATCCTGCCCTAAATCCAGAAACGGTGTAACCCTTTAATCTATTAAAAGTAGGAGATAATTTTGCATATAGTGCTGGATATGCTTGGTCATATTTAATGTTAAATGACGAGGCCTCTCTCATAATTGTTCCAAATTCTTCAAAATACATGTTAAATTTTGGTGGTTCAGCAGAACTTATTCCTGATAGATATGTTCCTTGCACTATTCCGCTCATAGCATACTTCATAAATGATTCATTTGCATTTATTTCAGAATCTCCAAATACTGATGCTATTGGGGCATTAATTTTAAAAGCAGTATTTTGTGAGTAGTTGTTCCCTAAAGCATATATGTTTTCAAACATTACTCTTGAGGAGCCACGAACAAACAGTGCCATATTATTATATACTGGAAGCGGCTTTTCATCATCTACCTCTGCAATAAGGTTATTATTTATGTATAAAAAGAATCTTCTTCTTGTTCCTATATCCTGGTATTCAACAGATAGGTCATAGACTGTTGGGTTTTCTTCTGTAGCCATTCTATATTGACCAGTAAACTTCCCATCATCAACTATGATACCTGCTAAGCCTTCATACAATTTAATTGGAATAGCAGATGAGCCAGATGCTTTTATCTTATAAAATATTACATCGTGTACATTTTGCTTTTGAGAATCATTTAAGTTGTTTGCTCCTAAAGCAACAATTTCAAAATAGTATCCGTTATTTGTTGCTGGATTAATCATTACGGCAAGCCCACCAGATCCACCAACCACGCTTATACTTTTATCTGGAGTAGTTCCTGGAACTGTAAAATATGTAGAAGCACCAACAGAAGTTTGTCCACGATTACCATCATTTTCAATTTTTCCAACAATTCTCATTCTAGTTCCAAAGTGTTTATACTTATTATCTAATGGTTTATATACATAAGAAATAAAATCAAGCGGTGATTCTGTTGTAGTAAATCCTGGACCATTCATAATTAAGGCCGATGACTGTACTGTTCCTGTCTGTGTTGATAACATACCATTTATGCTTGACTCAGATATATACTTTGATGCTAAAGCATTTTTAATAATTCCATTTCTTGATGTCTTTTGTGCAAGAGTATTATTTATTCCTGCAGCACCGACAGTTGTTGCTGGAGGGGTTTGATCTAGTCTAAACAAATACTTTGACTCCATAGTGCATCCACGAACATTTTCATTGTTAGACCAGTAAGGGCTAACTCCTGCTGAGTGTAAAGCAACTGGTGTTCCAAATTGCCCTCTTCCGTGTTTTGCTACTACCCCATTTTTAAGTTTTGTAACTCCAAGAACTTCTTCATAGTTTGGCTCAGCGTATATCCTTACTAAGCCTGTTGGATAAATTTTTCCATTAAACGGTAATGATGAAAAATATTTTTCGTATTCCTGAACACTGTTGATCCAGACATTGCCAGTACCAGAAATATTATACTCAACTGCATCATACTTAATAATCTCTCCATTTGAATAAAAGTATCCGTTATATCTTGTTATAAAGAAAACACCTTCTCCAAGATCCATAACATTGTCAACAACTATATTATTTTTGACTGATGGAACAGATGATGACAGGTTTGAATTTAAAGGTATTGCACTTAATGCATAGGTTGATTGGTTTTGAATTTCTTGATTCACAGACTTTGTGCCTTCTGATCCCCCTAGTTCCCAAAGAACTACTGGCTTATATACCCAGATTTTTTCGTTATCTACAAGACTTGCCTGCTTTATTGTTCCAACTGATCTTTCTATAGATCTTGCAGTATAAGTAATCTTTCCATCATTATAAACCTCATTATCCTGAGATGTTATCTCTAAGATGTTTGAAAGTTTGCTATTTGTTCTTTCATTTTTAACAACACCTGTGTCAGAAAAATCTGTAGTCCCATAAAGGGTTACGTCTATTGGTCTTTGGTTAACTGATGGCATAATATAATCCTTGCTCATCATAACAAAATTATTATACTCATCAAAGAACATCGCTGTCTGAGTTGATATTGCAAGTTCTTCCAATACTTCTGCCACACTTTTTTCTGGAGGAATAAAGAAGAAAGGAATAATAACCTCAGACTCACCCTCAACTCTTTTAAAAACATAGTTGGAGAATCCAATAGAATCAAGTAGTAACGATACAGCAGAACTAACAGATGTATTTGTAAGTAGGATTTGTGGTGCAATCTGTGACTCAAAGTAAAAATACAAATCTCTAAGTTCTATGGATACTTGCTTAGATTGATTATCTAGTTTTGGAAAACCATCAGAGTACATTGTTTTGATTGGTAGGTAATATTCAACTCCAGAATTATCTGTAATAACTTCGTAGAGTTTAAACTGAATATTTTTAGAAACATACTTGCTAATAATGCTTAAAGTATTCGATGTATGAAAGGCATCATCAAAATCAAATAAAGAAATTGATCCTGTTGAAGCAAGAAGTTGTCCTACTGGCAATCCGCTAACTCCTAAATCAGAAGCACTTTTATTAACAGAAAATTCTAATACTCTATCGCTTAGGTCTGATACAAGTCGTGGAGATAATTCAATTAAATCAAACGTGGAATCAAATTTATTCATGCTATCAACTACAACTCTAATTCCAGAAATGTACTCAAACTCTTTATACTTTACTTGATTATTTAGTGTAAATGCTGGGGGATTTGTTAGATCTGTAACAAGACTTGTACGTGTTCCAACATCGGAATCTTCAAGACTCCAGCCATAAGATGGAGTAAAAGTTTTCCATTCACCTTTATACCAAATATGATATGTGCCTAAAGACATACTATTAGAGATAACTAAATAAGCATCACCTTCTTGGGCTGTCTCTGGCTTTAGTGTTGCTGAAGATAACTCTTCAATAAATTTAAAAATCCCCGAATATATTTTTGGAACAATTAAGCCATATGAAATCTCAACATATCCATCAGATCCAATTATTGACTTGCCATCTTTTCTTCTATCTCTATCAGAAAAAGATATAGCATCTACCCAACTGTTATTTTTTAATACTTGAATCTTCCAGTTATTTGGGGTTGTTCTATTTACTTCTCCATAGTATGGGTCTAAGAATGTTTGAGAAGAACTAGAAAATGTTCCGTAGTCTAATTCCCCTGTATTGGTTTGCATCTTTACTATAAGTCTGTTGGCTGGAACCTTTTCTTTGTATACAACAAAGGGTGCCGTGTCCTCTATTCTATGTCTTTCATTAATAGTTTTATTAGCGACTCCATACTCAGTACCGTTTTCTGTTCTAAAAGAAGTCCAGTATTTAAATGGGTCATTCTTATCTGACATATAATATCTTGGTCTTTTTGCCATGTTTATATTTGGGTTATGCAAAAATCTTCCATTAAGATATGTTGCTTTATTGATTCCAGATCTTGGTCTTTGATAACCAAAGCAGTCTTCTAAGGAATAAAGCATCTTAATTTTTTCTTTAACTGGTTTTAAAGTAGTTGGTTCTTCATCATCATCAAACCCTCCATCAATAACTATATCTGCATCTGTTGCTCCAGTGTAATACTTAACTCCATTGGTTCCTGAGTCAAGCGGATCAAAGGTGTTTGGGATTGTTCTATAAGGAGAGTTTGCCTGTGTTGGTCTATATCTATAGTTTCCCACCATAGACATGTTTGTTGCAATATTCATATTCCATTCAGCAATGACTGAAGATTTTGTTTTAACAGAAGAACTTGTTTCTATGTAGTTTAATAATTCCTTATCTTGAAACATTATGCCTCTTCCAGTGACAGGGACACATTCCAAAAGTCAAAGTTTAAACCACTTCTCTTTACAACAGAATAACTAAAGTCTGAGAAAAACACCTCTATAACTTCATTATATTTATTGACGTTATTAAATCTGTTGTCAACTGAACTGCTATCCGTGTCTTCAAAATTTGTATACTTATCATAAGCAAGGTAAACCCAGAACGAACCTTTATGGTTATCATACCAATTAAGTAGTTCTACTCCACCTGCTCCACCATCTGTTGTAAACTCTAGTGGGTTAGGTCTTGCTACTGTTGCCTGCATATCTGCTTTTCCACTACTATTAAAATTTGCCTTTGTGTCATAGGCTCTAGATGGCAACATATTCCAGGATGTATTTATCTCTAGTTTGTCAGCAATATGATATGACCTCATACGGCCATTAATCATTCTCTCCCGTTTTTCAATTCTAACGGGCTTAAAGTCTATCTCGGCTCTATTATTATCAGATAGGATTAAAAACTCGCCATTAGTGGCTTCAAAGGCTGTATTGGCCCCTACCTCGTTTCCGTCTGGGATGTAAAAACCATCAACCTTACTTCCAGGATTATCAGCAAAGAGCATTGCCTGTGGTCTAGAATATTTTTTTCTACCAGCCATATAGGTGTTATTTGCCATTAGAACCTAGCCCCCCTAATTCTTTGAGCATCTACGCTCTTTATCTGTACCATAACTGCTCGTGCAATATCATCTGGATTAGCATCAGATTTTACATTTAAGTTGAGGTTATAATTATACACTGAATCTCCAACGGAAGATCCAGAATTTATAGCCTTCATATTTTCAACACCATACTTGTCAACTGCATACTTACTCATAACAAATTCTCCAGGGGTCAACATTGAAGGAACTGTATCTGTGCCCATAGCATATCCACCAGAAGCAAAATACTTTGGGACTAGCCCACCCTTTGATTTTAAAAGCATCCTTCCAGGATCTTTTTTATCTTTTAGTATTCCTGATGCCTTGATAGCCTTAACTAATAAACTATCTGCTTCTTCCATCTTTACCAGACTGCCTAATGGATTTTTTAAATCACCCGTAAAAAATGATGAAAATTGTTCTGCTGTTGGATCATTCTTTCCGTATCCATACTTCATTCCTATAAAGCCATCTTTTATTGCTGCCTGAATTCCTTCATCTCCATATTTTGCTGTAGCAGTGCCATAGAAGTATCCATACTTTTTCATTTCATCCTGGGAAGCAAATCCTTTACTTCTTAACACGGCAGTGACAGCGCCTAGGTTTAGTTTTGGTTTATACTCAAACGGTCCGTACCTTCCTGGATTTAAGGCTTGATACTCAGGGTTTGTTGCAAAGTGAGTAAAGTCTCCTAAAGCATTGCTTGATGAACCTGGATACTTTGATGGATGCACCAATTGATTAATAAGATTAGGGTTGTGTGAATTATGAATTGCTCTAGTCATAAAGTTTAATGCTTCAAGTTTTTTTGCAATTGGTGACATTTGTTTAGCACCAGTAATTGCTTTTGGTGCAGATGCAGTAAAGTTTAGTGGAAGCAGTGCAGCATTTAAATAATCCCAATTATTTGGTGATCCTGAATATAAATTATTTAATCCCTTATCTTTTCCACCTTTAAAAATTTTATTGACTGTTTGCTGAAGGCCTTTTATTCCTAAAAATTCAAGCAATGAAGCAGAAAATCCTTGTGACAATCCCATTCCCACGGCTGAAGAAGTATTTTTATAGGAAGAACTAGAACCTGAATTAGGCGTTTTTCTTGAAGGGTTTGAAGGGTTTACGTTAGCATATACTTTTCCACCATCTGCATATTTGCCAACATTCATTGCATCAAGATGTTCTATTCCGTACTTTTCAACAGCGTCTTTTGTTAATACATATTCTCCTGGGGTTAACATTGCAGGTACTGTATCAGTTCCCGAAGCATATCCACCTCTAGCAAAGAAATTAGAAACCATACCACCCTTAGCATATCCAGCAAGTGATCTCTCAATCTTTCCTATTGGAGCATTAAACCCCTGAGTTCTTCTTACAGCCTCTTCTTTAAATTTATCATCAGCAACGATTTTTGCTGCTTGGGCTATAATTTCTTCTGCTTTCTTTTCTTCTTCCGTTTTTACTTTTAATAATGTTGCTTTTGAAAGAGCAACTTCTGCAGGAACTCCCTTTGCATATGCTGACATCTTTGCAAGAATGTCATCCCATTTTGTCTTTAATGTATCGGCTGCTGCTAGTAATCCTGCAAGAGCGTCAGGATTATCTGCTGCTGCTTGTGCTGCTGCAAAGTAATCAATTTCTGCATTGATCCTATTCCATGCGTCTTTTGTGTCGCCATAGAATTTTATGTTTCTTATATTTTTATCAATAATGTCTTGAGATTTTTTGTTTTCTTCAATATATGAATCAATAATGGCTTGTCTTGGTTCAATTTTATTTTCTTCAGTATTATAAATTTCATCCTGCTTGGCTTGAATTTGTTTAAGAATTGTAAGTCTGGCTGGATCATTCTCCATTGCATAAATTCTTTGTGAATTCTCATATTGTTTTTGATTAATCTGATCTTGAGTTAAACCACTCTTTGGACCAGTTAAAGAACCAAGTGCATTTTCTCTTGCTTGTTGCAAAGCCTGACGTTGAGCATCAGCAAATCTTGAAGCATTTCCTGCTCTCATTTCTTGTACAGCACGTGCTGCTGCAGAGATATCTCCAGATGTTATTGCATCTGCTAAACCGATTTGTTGTTTTTGTTGATCTAAAATATTTTGATTTATGTCAGAAACTTTTTGAAGGGCTTCGGCTTGATCGTCATATCTCTTATTAACTTTTTCTGCAGCATTAGAAATAACTGTTAGATCATTAGACAAACTGCTATTTTCATCTTGAATTTTTTGTATAGCACGATCACCAAATAATGGATTCATTTCTAGACTACGATTTGCATCATTGATTGCTTCTGTTGCATCTGCAACTTCTTTAAGGAATGGATCAATTTCTCTTTCAACACCAGCAATTAATACATCATTCTTTTTAATATCCATTGCTTCTTTGCTAGTCATTACTAGTTCTTCTTCGGCTGCAAAGTAATCCTCAACTATTTGTCTTCCTGCAGATGCTGCACCTGCTAGGTCTCCCTTGTTTAACTTAACTTGAATATCAATTATTTTTTCTTTTTCTATATTGTTTAATAAGGTTGCGATTTCCTCAGCATCTAACTTTCCATCTTTAAGGTCTGCCATTAATTCTTTTGCAAGTGCTGGATCTCCAAGTACTGCATCAATCTGGTCAGCACTATAGCCAAAGGCTTTCATTTGAGATACAAGTTTTGGCATCTTTTTATACATTGCAAAATCTTCATTTGCACGAATTATTTTATTTAAAACTGCTTGACGCTCAAGTGCTGTGTTTGATTCTTTTATAAGTCTAACATAATCATCCCACTCTGGAGTTCCCTTTTTAATTGTCCCCGCAGCAATGGCTGCTGCTTGGCTCTTATCTGCAACAACATCTAATGCTTCTGAAGCAGAGAGACCACCAGAAATAAGCATGTTGTATGCCTTGGTTTGTTCTTTAACACCTGCAATAGCAACATCATTAGCAAGTTTAAAGTTACCCATGTCTCTTTCTTTATACCCTTGGTCAACAGCCTTACCAGTTTCTGTTAATCCAGTTATTGTATCTTTTGATCTTGGCTTATCTTTTTCAAAAGTAAATAGTGCTTTATTACCTGTGTATGCTGCAATCTTAGAAAAATCTTCTGCAGACATTGACTCGATAGCGCCTCTTAGTCCTTCTCCTGTGCCTAATTTTAAAAGTCTATTTTGAATACCATCAAATAGTGCAAATGCATTTTGCTTTGTTTTTTTATCTCTAAATGCTGCAAGTAGTGACTCAATAGGACTAAGTGCATTAAATGCATTATCTCTTACTTGCTTAAGACCCATTGCTAAATCTTTTAGAAAATCAAGTGGGTCTGCTCCTTTTGTTTTTGTTAAGTCAGGGGGGACAATACCGTTTCCCAATATTTCTGTTAGTTTACTTGGGTTTTCGGCAAAATAAACTGCTGCTTTTTGATTTACATCCTGGGTAACTTCTGGTATTCCTAATTGTCTTGATCTAGCAACTCTTTCTATATCTTTTGGAGAACCAGCAGCCTGTAAATAAGCATCAACGACATTTTTATCACCAACCAATGTTTCAATATTAAGCAACATTGTTCTTGTTATAGTTTTACCATCTCCAACTAAAGTTGCCCAATTGTCAACAATGTACTGATACCTTGGATCTTCTATAGCCATAGCCTCTAGTTCAAGTTTTGTTACACTTGTTTTTCCTGCTAGAGCATTAACCATATCTGCAATTCTTTGAATCTTAGATTCGCTATCTGTGTTAATGTCTAAGGTAATGCCATAAGTTTCTTGTATTTTAGACAATATGTCAACTGCATCTGTTATGTCTTTTGGATCATAGGCATCTCCTTTATTATTTAGCAAGTTAAGAATAATAGTTTTTGATTCAGTCTTCAAACCAGCCTTTGATAATAGTTGTGAAATAACAGATCCTTCAGCAGTGTCTCCACCAAGAGTAGTAGTAACTAATAAATCAAATGCTGTTTGATAGTTTGGGTTATTAAGTAACTCAAGAAGTGTCATTGGGTCAATTAAATTACTTGCAAATTCTAATTGCATTTGTGTTTTAAATGAACTGTTTTCTAATGCGCTTAGTTCTGTAAGTGCTACATTTTTTAGTTCTGCCATAGGGCCTTCTTTGTAGAGTGTATCTACAGCACCCTTAATAGCAGCATTCCAACCAGTATCTCCTATTGCATCTTTAGATGACAATATCATATTAAGTTGTGTTTTATTTTGTGCATTTAGAGCATCCAGTGCTTTTTTACGTTCTGCTTCAATTTCTGAAATTTCTTTTTCAGTTTTTGCAGTTTTTAATTTAATGTCATATTGTTTATTTAAAGAGTCTATAAGTTGTTGATTACTTTGGAACTCTTGAATCATCAACTGTGCGCCAGCGGCTCTAATTTTATTTGTTTGTGCATTAGCATCTCTAATTTGGAAAAATGCCGAAGTTATTCCAAATGTAAGAATTGATAATGTTTTATCTAGTCCACTCTTTTTTGGATCAAAGAAGTCTTGATATATTGCTGGATTTACTAATGCTAACCTTTGTTGAATATATCCTTTTTCTCCTTTTATGGCTGAGAATGCCTCTCCTTGCGTTCCTCCTTTACCACCATAAGATTTAGCAAAATTTTGCTGTTGTGCAAAGTTAACCATTTTTTGAGATGTCTTAAATGTTTTTTTATCAATATCTAAAGCAACCTTTATTGGATCCTTTAGAATATTTTCTCCATTAGGTCCAGTTATTTTAATTATTTCTCCAACTATGTTTGCAGATAGTGGATAGTCTTTTAACTGATTGCCTAAAGCCATTGACATGCTTCTTGCTTGTTCTGAAGTTATAACACCACTAAGCATTGCACTTGATAGTTGAACTCCAACATTTTTACCAATTTCTTGGCTTGACATTCCTGCTTTTGCTTGTGTATTTACATCTGCAAGTAATGATTTTCCAAACTCAGAATCTAATATTGTTTGTCCAACCTTGCGCTGTTTTTCTGTTCCTCCAGAAAGCCTATCCTGTCTTTTTTTGTCTGCTGCTTCGCTTGCTGAAACTCTTTGAGTTATTTCTGATAAGGCAATTAATTTTGCATTAGTCATAGACATTGCGTTACCTAAAGCAATGCCTTCCTCTCTAGCCTTTTTCATTGCAGCATTAAATGCATATACTGTGCCTGCTAACGCAAGAAGCCCTGCAGCGACTGCACCAACGGGGTTTGTAAGCATAGGAGCAATACCAGCAACTGCTGATGCGCCCATCATAGCCATACCACCTGATGTATTACCAGACATCAACATTCCAGTACCAATAGTTCCAAGTGCCATTGCTGCGCCACCAGAAACTCTTCCAACCTTTTCTTGTCTTAAGTTTCTTCTGTTTTTAATTTCTGCTCTTTTGGTTTGTTTTTGAGCCTTTAATTCTCTTTTTTGACCTTCTTTTACTGCAGCATCATAATTTAATGCTTGTTGACGATTAAGTTCCTGACGACGCTGTTCTTCTACATAACGTGCTCTTGCAGCCTCTGTCTGTTTCTTTTGAATTGCTGCTTGTTCTTTTTGTCTTGCCGCTTCAGTTCTTGCTGCTTTTTCAGCCGCTTTTACTTGGCGCTCTTTATTCCTTAGTTCTGTTTCAGCAAATTTTTTAAGCGTTCTATCAATTTGAGATTGAGTAAAACCCTTTTCTCTTAACCTTAGAGCAAGTTCTCCTTGCTTTACAGTTGGATTTTTTAATCTTGTTTTCCCTACTGTTGCATCTCCCTCTTCAAAACCTTTAACACGTATAAGTCTTTTAGTTTGGTTTTTTGTTGTTACTGTCTGCTTTTTCTTTTTCTTTACAAGCCTATCATCTTTAGTAACTTTACCTTTTGAATCTACAGGAACAACCCCATCTGGCATAGGGGAACTATTTCTATTACCTATTTTTTTAGTAGTTCTTGCTTCTGGATCTGTAACACTCTCGCCCTTTTTTGCACCAACAAATACTTCATCGGCTGTTGTTGCTTCAAGGTTTAATAATCTTCCAGGCTGGAATGCAGTATCTGAAAATAAAGTTTGTAATATTCTAGGAGTTCTTGGGTCTGCTGGAAGGAATTTTGGTGAAACATTTTTAAGTGTTCCGTCAGCCTGAGCATTAAGAACTCGCTGATCTAACTCTACTGCCTTGGCAAGAAGCGCTCTTTCTTGTGCATTTTTTGGATGCTCTCCTCTTGCCATAAAATCTGCTGC